CCACTCATCCGCATCAACCGAAGAATAAAACCTTAAAAAAGACCCCTTTTCCAGCTTCACACGCAGTAAAACTTCACTGACTCTTTTTAATTCATATTCCTCATAAAAATGTTTTATGCTCTCGCAAAACCACTCCACATCTTCATATGAGTCGGTATTTCGGAAAATTTCGCTGTTCTTAACCTCAAAGCAGTCACCGTTATAGGAAAATGCACCCTCGGTTTTTGCCCCGTCACCCTTGTGCCAAAGACCGTTTCTTGTGTCGAATACAAGATTTTCAATACCGTCATCACACAATGCACAAGTCTTATAATATATGCCGTCGCTGTAAGAATATGCCGAAATATATTTTTTATTAAGCTCCTTTGAAATGGGTTCGGGAAGTGTTCCGCTCCAGCGATAAAATCCGTCAGAGGATAAAAAATATAAAACCTTGTCAATCACAACGCAGGAATTTATGTCTGTACAGCCGTAGCCGGGATAGCTTTTCCCTACCGCAAACTCTTTCGGAAGCTCGCCGTATATTGCCTCAAGCTCATTTTGCTTTAATGTCACAATCTGCTCCCCGCAGGAAATCACACCCTTGTATCCGCCCTGTGAGCTTGATTCTAAAAACACACTGTCGTCATTTATTCCCTCGAATCGGTTAAATTCAAACAGCTCGCCCAATGCCGAAGCATACACAAATTCGCCGTTGGGATTTGCTCCCCAGAGCCTTCCCTTGTGAAGTGCAAGCCTGTTCATGTATGGGATTTTTTTATACACATGAACTATCTCTTTTGAAAATTCATTTACAATCGGATTTTCGCCCTTGTAATTCTTAAACTCCAGATTGAGCGTTATATCCCACAAATAATATCCGCTGTCATACCCTTTTTTAGTTTCGCTATACGAGGTCACAATCGCCGAGGTAATATCTCCGCCTTTGTATTCCTTCCACCTGCTGTCGGAATAGGTCATCAGCTCATCAATAAAAACCGAATCCCCTGCTTTTATGTTCCAGTATCCGCCCCTGAAGGCTGAATTGGTTTTATAGGTGAAGCTTATCAATGCACTTCCGTCCTCATACACATTGACAGTTCTTTTAGAGTAGTCACTGTTGCAATCGTATTCAAAGCATTTCACTTTGTCGTTGTAATCGCCCTCGTCATCGGTATCATAGTAGTAGATATAGGGATTTCTTTTTTTGCAGTCATAGCCGTGAATTATAATGATTCTGTTTGCCCACAAAAGCTGAATTTCTCCGTCCTCTGCAATCTCCATGCCATATAAAAACTCACCGTTTTCGTCATACACGGCAGGTTTTTTCATTTGTTTTGCCTTACCGTTATAATAAAATTCCGTCCCGATAACTCCGCAAAACCCAAGCGGAACGGTGTCCTCTCTTACCGCAGCCGCCGCTCGGACATTTTGGATCTTTACCTTTTTTTCTTCGCCGTTTTCGGTAACGAATATAAAATTATATACATCCGACAAAACGCTTTTTCGTGAAGTTTTTAAAAAAGGAGTTTCCTCCGATGACATGTTTTTCATATCAAGAAACTCCCCAAAAAATGCAAGCTCCCGCCTGTTTATACCGCCAAAGCTTGCTTCTTCGGCTTTTTTAAGGGCTTGTGTATTTCTCATCGCTATATAACTCAAAAAACACACCTCCCCTTATTATTCTCCGTCAAGGTTTTGTACCGTGCCTGACATTTTTGCAATTCTGAGCTCTGCCAGCTTTTCGTTTTTGAGCTTTTCGTCAAGTATCAGCTTGACCTTTCTGGGAACCATAACTTCCTCATCGTACATTATCTGATAATTCTTCCCGTTCACCGTCACAGTGTGGCTTGAGCCTATCGGCACATCGGCAGGTCTTCTTATTAAAACCGCAACCTTTTCCTCGTAAAAATTCTTTAATTCTTCTTCTCTTGTAATTTTCTTGCTCATATTTTTATCCTCCTGTTTTTTTTGTTGGTAGGGGCGACCCTATGCGGTCGCCCATTTATACGATAAATTTTATATATCCGCAGTTGCCACAGATTCAATTCTTACCATGTATTCTTCAACCAGAATCTTAGCAAGATGATGACATTTCCAGCCCATTGTACCTCTCTGATTCAACGGGTCGGCACTGCCTGCAGAGCCTAACGCCTTGACAATTGTTTCAAGGTTGGCTTTCGGGTCGGTAACACCATATGCGTCCCTGCCTATAATCAAGGTAGCATGAACAGGCAAACCATTTGCCGCACCCTCACCCGGGTACACTCTCATTCCTGCAGTTACCGAAGCAGAAACCTCTTCACCGCACGCAAGATATGCCTCACCATTTTCGCCTGCAACCGCAGAATTTACAGTGTAGGTAAATCCGTTTGCTGAAATTGTTCTTCCCGAAAGTGCCGCAGCATCCTCTGAGGTGAGTGTATCAGAAACATAGATATTCTTTCCGTCAACCTTCAACACCAAAAGCTCCGCTTTATCTTGTGCAAGATTTTCTCCTCTGAATACCTTTGCCTCGGTTGTTTCAACAAATCTCACGCCGTAAAGTCTGCCGATTTCACCGCTGTACATATCTTTCGGGTCACTGTAGGTCTTTACATTTTCCCATGCAGAATCGCTCATAAGGTCAAACGCAACATCAGGGTCAACAATTGCAACAAAATCTCTGTCAATAGGATTTGCTTTGTTGTTTTTTAATGTTCTTACTGCCTTTCTGATTTCTTCAACCGTCATTACAGAGGTTTCATCAAGCTCAGAACGTGAATTTTTTCCGCCTGCATACTGAACATTTGTGCCGGCTGACAAAATATCAGCAGTAAGAGAATCCTGTGTTTCACCTGCATTATCGCCCAAAATTTCGTTAAGACGCAAGATTTCGGGAGAGGGGTCTGCTTTATAAAAATCAAACTCATCTGTTGTCGAAATATACGCACCGTACTGCAAAGGCGTTGCGGTAACTCTTGAGATATTGATTGCTGTTCCCTTAGGAGTAACACCCTCAGTCAAAGGAGTGGTTGCCTTAGGCAAGGGATTCATCTTATCCCATGTTATTGTCTTTGTTCTTCCCTTTGGGATTTTGGTAAGCTGTCCGAACTGGTGATGCACCAGCTTGGGCTTAGAACGTGTTACAATGTGTCTGTTCAATGCCTCCTGAAAAAGAGGCGCTGAGCCTGTCGAGGTTGTTTTGTTTAAATTAAGATTCATTTCTGTTTGTGTCATTATTTATACTTCCTTTCTTTTTTACGAATTTTTTATCTTTTTGATATAGTCTTCAAATTCCTTGTCAGACATAGTTTTTACATCTTGCGTAATATAACCGCTCACACCATTTGTAAGGTTGCCGACCTCTGCAATCGGCTGTCTTTCGGCTGTTTTTTTGATGTAAGGATATGCTTCGGCAAGACTTTTCTGTTCCTCTACAACGCTTTTGTAAAATTCAGGATTTTCAAAAGCCTTTTCAAGGTCAAAATCAGGGACAATATTTTTCAAAGCTTCCGCCTGTCTTAGCCATTCGTTCTGAATTTCTTCCACCTTTTTACTGTAATCTGGCTGAGTTTCAAGCTTGTTATTACCCTCACCCAGTTCAGATAAAAGCATATTCATAGCCTTGTCCTTATCGTCAATTCCGTAACGCATTTTTAAAAGCTGCGACAATTTTTCTCTCTGTTCACTGTCACGCTCTCCTGCCTCACGGATTTCTCTTAGTCTTTTGCCGATTGTTTTGTCCTGAAACTCCTGCAAATCCTCTTTTGTTTTAAAACTCATGTAGACCTTCTCAGCATCATCTGCAGGCTCGGCTTTGCCTGAATTTGTCTTGGGTTCATTCTCGCCCTTTTTCGCCGATTCAATGTACTCTTCAAAAGCTACATCGTCCATTTCACCTATCTTTTTTTGTGAAATGTCTTTCTTTTCTTTCTTCATGTCTTCCCTTCCTTTCTTTTGTTATTCCAACGGATTCCAGACTCTTCTTTTCTGCCTTTTGTTTTCCCTCGGAGGTATAGGGTTTAACATAAACATGTAACGCATCGCATCATAGTCATGGTCTTCCATTGTCGTATCAATATCCTCTACATTTGTATTTGAATACACTAACGCAGGAACAGTTCTTATAAAATCCCTGCATGTATCAAACACGTACATCATAGGTCTGCCATTTTCATCAAACGCCATTCTGTAATGTACCTGCATTTTCCCCGGAATTCGCTTGTTATCACCTTTTTCAAAGTATATCCCCTCACGCTCCATCATGTAAATCACCGTTCCGTCAATGCCTCGGCTTTCGTCCCAAATAGACGGGTCGGCAACACCGATTATATGATTTCCCTGTTCGTAGATTTCCTCTGTTTGTCTGATACGCCTTGCAATTTCTCTCGGTTCAATCCTTATCCCGACATTCGGCGAGCCGTCACAGCCGTAGAGCTGTCTGTAAAGATAAAGCACGCCGTCAGGGTCCTGTGCCCACCATTGCACTGCAAAAGGCTTTGCATAACCAAAGTCAAAACTGCGATACCTTTTCCAGTGCTTTGGAATCTCAAACGGCTCAATGACATGGGTTTTTAGCATTTTGGGGTTGGGGTTATTCCGCCACTCCGAAAAAACCTGTCCCTCAAAGCTATCCCAGTCGCCATATAGCAGAGCATTTCTTTTCGATTCCGACTGCATTGCAAGATTTGCAAGGTAATTGGGGTCATTACTTAAAAGAATTTTATTATCCCAGACCGAACTGGGGATAAAAATCCTCGACCTTTTTATGGTCACAGGCTTACCGTCGGAATCCTCCACCGTCATTTCATATTCAAGCGGTGTGTTGGGTTTGGTACAGGTTATAAACCTTGCCTTTACCCAGGAATGTCCTATTCCACCGGGGTTTGCCGTCGAACGGATGTAAATTCTCAAACCTTCGCCATCGGCTCTGTTTCTTCCTATAAGATAAAGATACTCCTCCTCGGTAAAATGAGTCAGTTCGTCAAAGCCTATAAAAGCAAAGGAAAGACCCTGATAATTTATGTAACTGTCGGCATTCGGCATTGAGCCGAAATAAATCCTTGCCCCACTCGGAAAAATCCAGCAATGCTCGGTTGAATTATATACTGCATCGGGATAGGCACTCTTATAAATACGCATACTTTTCAAGACCAACTCCCGAAGCTGGGGATATGTTTTTCTGAAAATTATTCCCCTGTAAGCCGGATTATGTACCTGCCTCAATGCCTCTGCGACCAACGCCTCGCTTTTTCCGCCGCCTGCGGCTCCGCCGTAGAGTGCTTCGTATTCGGGACGGCACATAAATTCTGCCTGCCTTTTCTGCGGTTTCCACGCAACAAAAGTTTCCTTTGCTTTCACATCTTCCATAGCAGAAAAATCAGTCCTCCTCTTCCGTCAGAATTTCGGGCAGAATAACTACACCCACCGATTGATTTGACTTTTCCTCCTCGTTCCTGCCTCCCCATTTTTCGGGGCAGTAGGTTTTTAAGATCATGTCAATCGCTTTTAAGTCGGGAGCCATTTCCTTGTCCTGGAAGGTTTCCTCGGTCTTGTCGCCTTTGTCGACGACCTTTTTTTCGGTGTAGGTGTAGCCTACAGCTCTTTTTAAAAGTGCTTCTTCCACCCTTTTTATAATTTCTTCGGGTTTTCTTTCGAGTACTTTTCTAAGCTCCTCGTGCTCCCTTTTGTACTTTGAAAATGTACGGCATGAGACGCCTAATCTTTGAGCTATCTGAGCTTGCGTAAGACCCTCCAAAACCCATTCTTCTACGGAAATAAGATGCGGCAGGACATTTGTTTCATATTTGTCCTTTATAATAATCGCCTCTCTTTCCACGATGTTTACGGCCGATAAACACCTTTTAAACTTTGAATGACACCGGTTGTTCATTACAGTATCCATTATAGCAAATAAATTTTTCCCTGTGTTGCCGACATAAAAGCTTTTTTAAAACACAAAAAAACCGCATAAACATGCGGTTTTTCTCACTTTGGGAATTTTTAGTTTTTCCCCTTATTGAATTTTTGCGTAAAACTTTTCAATTATTTCACAAGGTTTATATGACAGTTTTGCCTTTCTCAAACCCTCGTCCCCCGTGTCATCCTCACGGTTCACAAACTCATATTCATCACAGTTATGAAGCACAAATTGCTTATTTATCATAGGATATGCACCCTGAATATCAGCATAGGCCTTTTCAATATGCACTAAAAATGTATCCTTATTAAGCCTATCCCCGATTGAAAAAGCAACCACCTTTCCCCCTGCTCTCAAAACTCCGCCCGAAAGTTTAAGCTCGTCAAAATATTTAAAAGCTCTTCTTACTGCACAGGTTTCCTCTGCCAATCCGTCATCACTTTCACATTCTGCCATCTCACACCAAGCGTTGTGCATATCAACAACTTCTTTTATATTATCTTCATTCATTTCTTCGTAAACCCAATCGGGATTATTTTCTTCAAAGCGGTTTATGTGGTTTCTTTTTGAGCTGAGCTTTTTGCCCTTTAATGTCCTCAAGGCCTCGGCAGTATAAACATAATCCCCTGAATCTCTCGCCTCTTTGAAGATATATTTTTTGGGATAAAGCTTTTCAAGGATTTCTTTTTCCTTTTTCCCCACACTATAAAAATTCATGGGAATACCCTCTTTTTCGCAGTATTCACTTAAAGCTTTTAATGCGTCCTCTATATTCTCTCCGCCTGTCGGGAATAAAAACGACATCCTTGTTTTTCCCGAAGCACTGAACAAAAACCCGTCCTTTTCAGCAACCTTTATATTGTATATTTTCTGCCATATGAACATGGTTGTAAAGTTATATTCAAGAGAAGCACAC